AACGCACCTGTAGGTGTATTGAACTCAATGATCATATCATCATCAGGTATACTGATAGGTTTATAATCAGGTATCAATGCCAAGTGTTCTACATTCTCTGGAATGTATTGAGAGTTATTAGCTAACTCCCTATTCACAATTCTAATTTCATAACTCATAGCTATTCCTTTCATTACTACGTTTAGTTATTCGTGTTCTCCACCCTCACCTCGTAAGGTATAAAAGATTTGAGGCTTACGTTTAGCGGCTTCAAATACTGATACAGTTATAAAGATACCACACAATAAGAGTGCATGGAATAAAATATTCACACCTAGATACATCCAAGTACCTGTCATTGCAGTAAATACAATACACCACATCCATGCGAGTATCTGCATAATCAAATGCCTTACCCTCAAATCTTTGATGTTAGACAATGGATTTCTTTGATGATCCATTATTAAATTCCACCAGTCCATAATAAAACTTGTCATATTATTCCTTTCGTTATTAATTTAACCACCAAGACATGAACGATATAAACATACTGAACACGCCCAAAGACACAACACCACCAAACAAAAACCATAGTGTTGCTAACTTAAATTGAGACCATGAGGACTCCTCTATCCATTCATGATCTTCATCTATACCATAGGCCACATGAATGAAGCCATAGGTATCCGACACCACACGCCAACCATCAGTGGGGCATGTATCTAACCATTCATTAAAGCTATCCCTATTCATGATGCACACACCATCTTAATAACTTTAGATGTAACATCATAATCAGGCGTACCCACACCACCATTTAATTCCATATCGGTATGGCCAAAATCATCAGAGTCATGGCGTACTTGTGTCACACATGCTTCTAGATCAAGACCTTCAACTTCAAAAACTTCCAGTCCAAACTCGGTCTCATACCAACCACACAAAACATAATTCATCATATCAATGCACCATCAACCTTTCCTCTGGGTACTTATCACAAGCCCTTTTTAAATCCAATATAAAATTAAACAAAACATCATAGCTACCCCAACCATTTGAGGGATTGAGTTTCTCTAGTTTCTCATGCTTAAACACCATGCTTTGAATACTTACTTTAAGACAATGTGAGATTTGACTGCCTGTCATACCTGCCATATCACGTAAAGGAATTACAAACACTTCACTCATCATAGGTGAAAGATTATAGGTAATGTTATCTTGCCATTCACCCAACCAAACATCAATACTCATAACAATTCACCTCCAACCATCACGCCTACAATAAACGTGATTACTAAAAGAAAAACAATAGCAAATATTGCGTTCCTATTTGCCCTATTTTCTGCGTTAATACGCCTTTGTCTACTACTCATATTCATTCCTTTCCTATAGTTGAACATGGAAAAACACACCATGTAAAAACATGATGTGCTTATTCGATATTCATTTATATTAAGCGGCCTTTTTATTAGGTAATTCAACAACTACATTTTTTTCTTGATGCTTAATTGCGGCCTTAATTATTTTTTGCATCTCTTTTAATTCATCTGTTGAACGTTTTGAACAAGTATCAATAAAAGATTTTACGTTTAAAGGTGAAGATTTTTTTGCAGGTTTACCTATTAGGGCTTGCATAAACTTATCACCTCGCATTGAAACTTTATCATCTACTAATTTATCAAGTATATCTAAAACCTTTTGGTTTGGTTTAATACCTTTAATAATCATTTTGCTAGTAGTTTTTCCAGTCTTTTTATTCTTTTCAGTTTTAAACGTAGCACCTTCAAAGACTAAACCAAAGACACGTTTTATTCTTTGTTCAATCTTATCACCTTTTTTATTGGCCATTGCTATTACATTTACGATACTAGTTGTATCACCTTTGCTTTTACCAGTAACAACATTTTTAATTAGTTGATTGAATGTTTCACCTAAGTTTACGCCATTACCTAAAGCACGATTGAAAGCAGTTTCTAAAGTTGTATTTGTCATGATATATTTTCCTTTTCTATCATTTTGGTTTTGCTTAATGTTATCATTAAACATCAATTAAGCGGCGTGATTAAAACCGCTTAATTCATTTTTAATAATTTTAATATTTTCTTTCTATATTTCTTAATAATAAAACCAACTTAGCATAACCAGTTGCATTTTATTAATAGGTGCTATCAATATCTTTAATTTTGTTCGGTTAAGAAAGACTGTCGCCTAATACCTTTACCACCTATAGCCATATAAATTACTCACCTCTTTGGGCTTTCCCTTTTATATAAAGAGGAATTTAGAAAGCTCTATCTATCATTCTAATAGTATAGTCTAAACTCGTTTACCTTATTCGGAACAAACAATAGATAAAAGTTGCTAGTTTTTATTTTCTCGTTTGGGTTTGATTGTATTACCTGTTGTGATGTATCACGAATTTTGCCCAAACCGAAAGCAAAAAACTGGTTCTTTTTTCAACATGTTTTTTATCTCGTTTACCTAATAGAAAATAAAACCAATAAAAAACTAGAACCTATGTCAAAGAGCCATAACCAAAAAATAGTTATGTAATCAAATAAAGTTTGATTATCTAAACACTATAAAAATATAGTGCTTATTAATTAAACTATGAATTTAATTCTTTAGAAACCTTTTGTATTTCCTCTTTTGAACCATCTCCAAAATGAATATAAGTATGTTTCTTTTTAGTGTATGGAAAACTGTGATAAATTTCCTCCTTACATTCCTTTTGAGTATAAGCACCGAACTCATTATGCCAAGTTTCAGTATCAGTATCTAATATAAATAGTGTGTAGTAATTTCTCATAGCTAAAGCCCTTTCGATTAATAATTATAGTAGATCATATAGAGTATATTCTAAAGGTCAATAAAAAAAATAATAAATATTTTATATAATGTTTTCAATGGTTTAAGTTACCAGCTGGTAAATAATAGGGAATTTTTATTTTTCTATTATATAGTATAAACAAAAAAGGGCTTAAAACTAAGGTTTGAAAACTTAAAAATTGGCGTTGGAGAATTTTATAATGATATATAGCCAAAACAATCTAAAGCCAGTGTAGACCCCTTTAAAATCGTTCTATGAGATGTTCTCTTTTCGTTCCTATGATTATGGTTTAGCATTATACTATCATTATAATTTAGTTTAATGTTGAACCTTATTTTACTAGGGGGTATGGTTTAATATTAAACTATTTAAATAGGTGATGTTTATGCTTCAATATTGGTGTTGAGTGAGTGTTATAGTATAACATAACATAATTCATAATATATCCCATTTAAATAATTCTTAATTGTATAAATAATCTAATGATTTCAATAGGTTAGCATAAAGATAAGCATAATAATTTACTTGATAAGAACGTAAGGAGAACAAAAGAGGGGGGACATGGGGCAGACGGGGGGTACTAGGTAGCGTATACAGCCAATGACAGCGGGGGGTATTTTTAAAGCTGTTAACTACATTATGTAATATGTTATATTATAACATTATCCTGGAACTGGGGGTATACCTTATCCTTTTTATCATTATATTGATATTGGAGATAATGTTAGACCATTATATTAAATATTATGTTAATACATTATACAGCCTCATAGAGAGCCTTTAGGTAGTCTTCAGGTATATCTTAACCTGACAACAGTATGTAACCCCTCAGTAAGGCTTATTAAGCTTCTCAGAGCCTAATAGTAGTTAGTCCGCCGCCGTTAAGAATTATCTGAGTAACTTTAAGTATCTACGACAAGAAATATGTAGGCTGCTACAATTTGTCTATTGACTAAGTTTAATAATGTGATATAATATACTTAAAGTATACTTTAGGTTACTTAAAGTAACTATAAGTTTTATCATCTACTAATAATAATAATATAAGTAAATACTTAAAGTATACTTAAAGTACCCCTCTTACTAGTAACGATAAGCAATACTTACTCTATACTAGTAACGATAAGGATTCTTAGTAGATGGAGATATTTCTGTCGTCCCAACTTTAGTTGTTGACACGGGGTTTCTAAAAGGTATAACTAGTCATGTCCAAACCTAAAATGTATTCCAGTGAGAGGGTACTCGAAGAGTTCTATAAGGCACTTGCTGATCAGAACGAGGGTAAACTCCGTAGGGTTCATATACCAAGATCAGACGTATTCTACATTAGAGAAGCATACTATCAACATTCAGGTAATTGGGAAACCTTAGACAGAATAGAAAGATGTATGTACCTCGAAGGTAAGCTATTAGCTAGAGACGTACTAGATCCTAAGCGTAAGAGAGACTGGGAACAATGACTAATTTTCAAGATGCAGATACAGATGGTAATGGACTCATTGATAAATCCGAATGGGATTCATTAGCATTAGAAGATCGACGTAGACGATTAGATGATGAAGATGCACAACGTGATGCTCAAAGAAGAATGGCATGGTTTTGTCTAGCAGGGATGTTAGCCTATCCATTCCTTGTTCTATTGTGTTCTATGATCGGTGCAGATAAAGCTGCTGATATCATAGGATCAATGGCATCTATTTATTTTTTATCAGTTGCTGGTATAGTTGGTGTATTCTTTGGAGTAACCAACATGAGCAAGAAAGAAGTTAAAGGGAATAACGGATAATGTTAGGACTAAACTTAATAGGCCAGGTAGCTAACCTAGCTGGCACAATGATCGAAGGCAAGACAGCCGTGAAGAAGGCTGAAGCTGAAACCAAGATGAAGATAGCCACAGGTGAAATAGACTGGGATATCGCAGCTATGAAAGCTACAGAGAACTCGTGGAAAGACGAATGGATTACTTTACTATTCTCAATACCATTGATACTAGCTTTCTGTGGTGATTGGGGTAATGAGATTGTACAAGCAGGGTTTACTGCTTTAGAGATTATGCCTGATTGGTATCAATACTCACTAGGTGGAATCGTCAGTGCTAGTATTGGTATGCGTGGTGTAAGTAAATACTTCGGGAAGAAATAATGAAAAACAACTTTGATAAATGCCTAGAGATGTTATTACATCATGAAGGTGGATACGTTAATCATCCTAGTGACCCTGGTGGTATGACTAACCTCGGTGTTACTAAGAGAGTCTATGATGAATGGATCGGCAGGGAATCTACTGAGCAGGAGATGAGAGATCTAACTCCAGCAGATGTCGGGCCAATCTACAAAAAGAATTACTGGGACAGAGTTAAAGGTGATCATCTACCATCTGGTGTAGACTGGTGTGCATTTGATTGGGCAGTTAATTCAGGTTCTGGTCGTCCAGCTAAAGCTATCCAACGTGCAGTAGGAGCTACAGCTGATGGAGCAATCGGTCCACAGACACTAGGTCTTATCATGGAGAAAGATCCAAAGTTTATTGTTGACTATGTATATACTGTTCGTCAAAGCTTCTATGAAGGCTTAGATACCTTTAAGACATTTGGTCGTGGTTGGACTAGACGAAACAAAGAAACACTAGAACAAGCATTGGACATGATCTAATGGCAGTACCTGATCGAGTCAAATCCACCATGAAACGCCTTGGTCTTAAAGGCGTAAACAAACCTAAACGTACTCCTGATCATGCTACTAAGTCTCATGTCGTTATGGCATCAGAGGGTGGCAAGTATAAACTTATTCGTTTTGGAGAACAGGGTGCATCTACAGCAGGTAAACCTAAGTCTGGTGAATCAGATAAGATGAAGAAGAAAAGAAAATCATTTAAGTCTAGACACGCCAAGAATATCAAGAAGGGCAAGATGTCAGCAGCCTATTGGGCAGATAAGGTTAAGTGGTAATGGCTAAACCTAAATCAAAATCTAGAGTAAACGAAGCAGGTAATTATACTAAACCTGCATTACGTAAGAGATTATTTAGTAAAATTAAAGCAGGTACTAAAGGTGGTAAAGCAGGTCAGTGGTCTGCACGTAAAGCTCAAATGCTAGCCTTACAGTATAAAAAAGCTGGTGGAGGTTATAGGAAGTCATGAAAGCTTCTCAGAAGTCACTTAAGAAGTGGACTAAAGAAAAGTGGGGAACTAAAAGTGGTAAGCCTAGTGCTAAAACAGGAGAACGTTATCTCCCTAAAAAAGCAAGAGAAGCTTTAACCCCAAAAGAATATGCAGCTACTAGTGCAGCTAAACGCAAAGGCACAGCAGCAGGAAAACAATTTGTTAAACAACCAAAGAAAATTGCAGAAAAAACTAAAAAGTTTAGAGCTTCGAAAGGCGGACTTACTATGAAAAAAGGTTATCACAAAATGCCTGACGGCACAATAATGAAAGATTCAGATATGAAGAAAAAATCTGGTTACATGCATGGCGGTATGGCTAAACCAAATAAAGGTATGAAAGCCTTAAAGAAAGCTGCACCTAAAGTAGCTAAGAAAATGGGCTACAACAAAGGCGGCATGGCTAAATGCGGTGCATCTTACAAAGGGTAAATAAACAATGAACTTTGAGGATTATAAAGAGCCGTTAGAAGAGTGTGGTTACTTAGTAACTTCTGAAAACGTTACTACTAAGATGGGTGATGTACTAGCTGCTTTAGATCCTTATGGTTCTTATTGGTGTACCGATTCTAGGGTACAAGAGATACTATCTTCTGTCGTAACTAAAAAAGTACGTGCTCGAACTAAGTCTGGGCATTTCGTAAAGGATGATCCAACAACTCCTGAGAATGAAGCTTGGACAACAAAAACAATTAAACAAGGGAATAAATAAATGCCAGTACCGATAGGATATGGTTTATACGTTTTAGGTAACGTAGTAGTACGTGCGATAATAAAAACACAGGGTAAGAAACTTATATCTGCAGGATTTCGTAAAGTCTCTGAGAGTGCTGCTAAAAAAATAGCAAAGACACGCACAGGTGGTGTAATTAAAAACGCTACTTCAGGTAATGTTGCAGGTTTAATTAGAAATGCAAGAACTGTAAAGACTAGGGGTGGTAAAGTATCTGACCCTAAACCAGTAAAGTCACGTACAGTTAAAACTAGAAAAGGTAAGGTCACAGACCCTAAACCTACAAAATCACGAACAGTGAAAACTAAAGAAGGTAAAGTTACAGATCCTAAACCTACAAATTTACGTACAGTAAAGACTAGAGGTGGTAAAGTTACAGATCCTAAACCTACAGGTTCACGCACAGTAAAAACCAGAGGTGGTAAAAAGACTACAACTAGGCCTACAGATTCTAAGACTTTAAATAAAAAATCTTTACTTTCAGGAACTGCAATAGGAGTAGTTTCAACACTAAATGTTAAAAAAGATAAAGAGGAAAAACCTTCTAAAATAACTGAAGGTTCACGCACAGTAAAAACCAGAGGTGGAAAAGGTAATACTGTAGATAAATCTAAGACCAGTCCTAAGCCCAAACTAAGACCTAAAAATTTAAAGAAACCAGCTGCTGGTCCAGTAAGTAATGAATCTTTTGGTGCAGCATTTAAACGTAATCGTAAAGCAAAGAAAGCAACGTTTACATTTAAAGACAAACTATATACTACTCGTATAAAAGAAGAGTCTATTGCTGAACATAAGAAAAAGTTTGGTGTAAAAGGCAAATACAAGTAAATGGTTGAAACAGCCTATTCCACAGCTACAGAAGCAGTAACGATAGCATCTACTACTACAGGTGCTAACGCTACTGTTGTGTATACATGTCCAGCATTACATGATGCAACAGTGGACTTACTTCATGTAGCTAATAATAATAACTCATCTAAAAAAGTATACTTGCAGTTTTATCATCAAGACGATACTACCTATCATTATGTGTTAAAGAATCATACGATAGCTGGTAACTCTGCAGAAAATATTTTTGGCCCAGGTGTACTTCATCTTCATTCAGGGGATAAGATTGTTGCCTATGGTGAGACAGCTAACACTATGGAAATACTAATATCATGCAGAGAATTTTACAGTCCTAATCGTTAAAGCATAACGGGGTTGCATTATTATCTGTAGTATGTTATAACTACTTATGTAAAACTAGTCTCTAGTAAACTACAAATGTCTTGTAGTACCAACTGGAGAACTTACATGTTTAAAACATTTTCAAAATGGCTAAAGGCCTTACACGAATCAATACAAAGATCACAGCAAGCTAGAGCAGATCTGTGGTTACTTACACACTTAACCGATAGAGAATTAAAAGATATCGGCATTGCAAGATACGATATCAAACGGAGAATGAATGGCTCGTAACCTTACAGAAAAACAAGAAATGTTTCTTGAAGCATTATTTGGGGATGCCAGAGGTAATACCATGCAAGCAATCAAACTTGCAGGGTATGCCGAAGGTACATCTTCAGCTAGTATAATGAAAACTCTAGAAGCAGAGATTGCAGAAAGGACTAAGAGTCTTATAGCTACTCGTGGTCCTCAAGCTGCATACTCTATGCTAGACGTAATGGAAAACCCAACTGATTTGGGTAATAAAGAAAAGATGGCAGCTGCAAAAGATCTATTAGATCGAGCTGGCTTTGTAAAAACAGATAAGGTTGAGGTTAAGGCAGAGAGTCCTTTGTTTATATTACCTCCTAAATCAGATGAAGACTAGTAAAACTTGGCAGTTACCTAAGCCAGAAAAAGCTGAAGGTGAGTTTGATTGGCTACCAGTAGTAAGAGTAGGTAGAGTTATACCATTTGGCTATAGACAAGACCCCAATGACTCTGATATACTACTACCAATCCCAGAAGAGTTAGAATTATTTGAACAAGCTAAGAAGTATCTTAAGCAATATAGCCTACGTGAGGTTTCTAATTGGTTAAGTGCTACTTCAGAACGTTATATCTCTCATGTGGGTCTTATGCAGAGGGTTAAACTTGAACAAAAACGTAAGAAAGAAGCTTCAATCCAACGCTTCTATGCAGAAAAGTACAAAAAAGCCGCTGAAAAAGCGGAAAAGCTCGAAAGACAACGTATCGGTGCAAGAGTCCCAAAAGGAACTAGCACCAGCGCAGGTGAAATCACCACCGATTGACGTAGAGAAAGCTACAAGGAACATAATCTTTGAACCTAATGAAGGTCCTCAGACAGATTTCCTAGCATCTACAGAACAAGAGGTACTTTATGGTGGTTCTGCTGGGGGTGGCAAGTCATATGCTATGATTGCTGACCCTGTACGCTTCTTAAACAACCCTCATGCAACAATGTTGCTAGTACGTAGGAGTACAGAGGAGTTAAGGGAGCTTATATCTGTATCTAAACAACTATATCCCAAAGCAATACCTGGGATTAAGTTTATGGAAAGAGATAAGACTTGGATTGCACCATCAGGTGCGACATTATGGATGTCATACCTAGATAGAGATGACGATGTGATGAGATACCAAGGTCAGGCCTTTAATTGGATTGGCTTTGACGAGATGACGCAGTGGCCTACACCGTATCCTTGGAACTATATGCGTTCAAGGCTACGTACAACCAAACAATCGGGTTTACCTCTACACATGAGGGCTACATCAAACCCAGGTGGTCCAGGTCATCAATGGGTTAAGAAGACTTTCATTGACCCTGAAGTGCCTAATAAAGCTTTCTGGGCTACAGATCCTGAAACAGGTGATGTTATTGAGTGGCCTAAAGGTCACAGCAAAGAAGGTGAACCATTATTCAAACGTAGGTTTATACCTGCTACTTTGTTTGATAATCCTTACTTAGCTGATGATGGTATGTATGAGGCAAATCTACTGTCGTTACCTGAGCATCAGCGAAGGCAGTTACTTGAAGGTGATTGGGATATTAATGAAGGTGCAGCCTTCCCAGAGTTCAACAGACACATACATGTAATTGAACCCTTTGATATTCCTGATAACTGGCCTAAGTTTAGAGCATGTGACTATGGTTATGGTTCGTATACTGGAGTTGTTTGGATAGCAGTAGCACCTGATGAACAACTAATTGTATATCGAGAGATGTATGTATCTAAAGTTATTGCTACTGATTTAGCAGATATGATATTAGATGTTGAACAGTTCGAAAAAATACGTTATGGTGTGCTTGATAGTTCCTTGTGGCATAAACGTGGTGATACTGGACCATCTCTAGCAGAACAGATGATAATGCGTGGATGTAGGTGGAGACCAGCAGATAGATCAAGAGGATCTCGTGTAGCAGGTAAGAACGAATTACACAGAAGACTACAGGTTGATGAGTTTACAGAAGAACCTAGACTAGTATTCTTTAATACATGTTCTCATACTATATCTCAACTACCAGCTATACCACTAGATAAAAAGAATCCAGAAGACGTAGATACACATGCTGAAGATCACCTGTACGATGCACTAAGGTATGGAATTATGACAAGACCTAGAAGTAGTTTATTTGATTACGATCCTACATCTAACTCAGGTTTTCAAGCAAGCGACCCAACTTTCGGTTATTAAGGAAAAGCAATGGAAGAAGATGAAATCTTTGAAAATGAAATGGCAATGGACTCAGTAGAGGCTAATGCTATAGAAGACATGGATGAAGATAATTATTCTGATCCACTTGCAGGAACTGTAGTTGGTTTAGTACAAGATCATTATACTAAAGCTTCCACTGCCCGTGAGAACGAAGAAAAACGTTGGGTACAAGCCTATCGTAATTATCGTGGTTTATATGGACCAGATGTCCAGTTTACTTCTACAGAGAAGTCTAGAGTATTTGTTAAAGTTACTAAGACTAAAGTACTAGCTGCTTACGGTCAAATAGTAGATGTATTGTTTGGTAATAGTAAGTTTCCTATTACAGTTGACCCTACTACATTACCTGAAGGTGTAGCTGATTCAGTCTTCTTTGAGTCTAATGACGATATGCGTAAAGCCAAAGAAGAGTTTGGCCCAGAAGATATGCAGTTACGTCCAGGTGAAACTGTAATAGATTTACAAGAACGTCTAGCAGGTTCTAAAAGTAAGCTAGCACCTGTAGTTGATATTCTTGAAGAAGGTAATGGTAGAACTGCTACTGAGATTACTATACATCCTGCTATGATCTCTGCAAAGAAAATGGAAAAGAAAATCCATGATCAGTTAGAAGAGTCTAATGCAAACAAACAACTAAGAGTTGCTGCCTTTGAATGTGCCTTGTTTGGTACAGGAGTAATGAAGGGGCCCTTTGCTGTAGATAAAGAATATCCTAAATACGAAGAAGGTGAATATACACCTCTAATTAAAACAGTACCTCAGACCTCATCTGTATCTATATGGAATTTTTATCCTGATCCAGATGCAGCTAATATGGATGAAGCAGAGTATGTAATAGAACGTCATAAGATGTCACGTACTCAAATACGTGCACTTAAACGTAGACCTTTCTTCCGTAAGAATGCTATAGACACAGCAGTAAACATGGGTGAATCCTACACTAAAGAGTGGTGGGAACAAGCTATGGAAGATGACTCTAACGAATCTAAAGCAGAACGTTACGAAGTCCTAGAGTTCTGGGGTAATGTAGATACAGAAGTCCTTGAAGGACATGATGTAGATATCCCAAGTGATCTTAAAGATTTAGATCAAGTTTCAGTAAACATATGGATTTGTAATGGTCAAGTGTTACGTCTAGTGATGAATCCATTTACACCAACACTAATACCCTACTATGCTGTACCTTACGAAGTAAGTCCATACAGTTTATTTGGTATAGGTATTGCAGAGAACATGGATGATACTCAGACTCTTATGAATGGATTTATGAGAATGGCTGTTGACAATGCAGCTCTATCTGGTAATATGATCATAGAGGTTGATGAAACTAACCTTACTCCTGGCCAAGACTTATCTGTTTACCCTGGCAAAGTGTTTAGGAGACAGGGAGGTGCACCTGGACAGGCCATCTTTGGAACTAAGTTCCCGAATGTTTCTAATGAAAACATGCAGATGTTTGACAAGGCTCGTGTATTATCAGATGAATCAACAGGCTTCCCTTCTTTCGCACATGGTCAAACAGGTGTGTCAGGTGTAGGTCGTACAGCTTCTGGTATCTCAATGCTTATGTCTGCGGCTAACGGAAGTATCCGTAATGTAGTTAAGAATGTAGATGATTATTTACTTGGCCCTCTGGCTAAAGCATTCTTTAACTTCAACATGCAGTTTGATTATGATGAAGAGATCAAGGGTGATCTCGATGTTAAGGCTCGTGGTACAGAAAGCTTAATGGCTAATGAAGTACGTAGCCAAAGATTAATGCAATTCTTACAAGTTGTACAAAACCCAGTACTAGCTCCATTTGCTAAGATGGATTATATTATTCGTGAGATAGCTAAGTCTATGGATTTAGATCCTGATAAACTAGTCAACTCTATGTCTGATGCTACGATACAAGCAGAGATGCTTAAGAAGTGGCAAGAAGCTAATCCTCCTGAGCCTCAACCAGAAGCCCCAGGACAGCCTCAAGGTGGACCAGCAGGTGCACAGGCAGGAGATCCTACAGGAGCTGGTGGTGGTACTATAGGAACAGGCTCAGTGCCTACTCCAGGAGAACCTGGCTTCTCAGCTAACACTGGACAAGGTGCTGCATGAACAACCTAAAGCCTTTAGTAAACGATAAAGTATTATGGGATTCTTTTCTAGAAGAAGTAGATAGAAGAATTGCAGAAGTTCATAGAGTAATGGAACAGTCTAGTAGAGCAGAAGAACTATTTAGATTACAAGGACAAGCATTTGCTTTACGCAAGATGAAACAGTTAAGGGATCAAGTTAATGGATAAAGAGTTAGGTATTGAACCTTTTGATCCAAAAAAACATGAACCTATAGATACTGTTGGTGGTATGAAAGCTACAGAATATTTAGCTTCTGAACCTTCTCCTGAAGGTAAAGCTTGGAATATACCTACTATTTGGTACGATAAGAAAACTAAAGAACCTGTTTTTCTTGGTGGTAAAGATAATAGTGATAAAGCATGGAATGCTGCTTACAGATACGAAAAAGAAACAGGTATTAAGTTTCCAAGATATAAAGATATACCATCTGCTGTAGATGCAGCTATTAATCGTAGTAAAGATGGTGGTGCTACAAAAGAAAAATTAGGAATGGCAAAAGGTGGAAGTACAATGAACAGACAGATGAGTATGTTTGAAGAAGGTGGTATTGCAGATGACGGAATGGATCGTGATCCTGTATCAGGTAACGAAATACCTTCAGGCTCTCTTGCCAGTGAAGTACGTGACGATATACCAGCTCAACTGTCTGAAGGTGAGTATGTAGTACCTGCTGATGTGGTTAGATACTTTGGTGTAAAAGTGTTTGAAGATATGCGAATGGAAGCCAAGATGGGCTTACGTGAGATGGAACAAGATGGCAGAATAGGTGGTGAACCAGTTGAACCTAGCAAGGGTATGACTGAAGCTGACTTAGCTGGTCTTGAACAAATGATGAGAACAGGTGTAGCTGATGGTGGTCTTATGGATAAGATGGCCTACACTGCAATGAATGATCCATTAGTAAATCAAAAACTAAATCAAGGTGGCATGACAGTAGGTTTTGCTGCTGGAGGTATGTCTAAAACTGTATACAATGATCCTACTCGTGTAGATCAGGTTATTGGTCAGTTTATGCAAATGACTAAAAACAATCCTGGAATTATGGATGAGTTAGCTAAACGTGGTATTACTATTAACCGTACTCCAGCTACTAATCAACCTAATCAAATGCAAGCACAAAATGCTCCAGCTCAAACAACCAATCCAGTAACTAACCAACAACCTATTATGGCTAATGAAGGTACTTATTTAGATCCATTGTCTATGAGTGGGCTAGGTACATTAGGACAATCTAGTGGAATAGCACCCTTGAATATGTCAGCTATGTCTGAACCACAAAAAGAAAACTATGCTACAACACCTACAAGTTTATCAGGTATGTTTGGTATTCCAGGTGCTTCATACTTTTATCAAGGACCTGGAGTTCCTGATAAACCAGCAGATGAAGTATCACCTATATGTGCACCTGGAACATTTTTAGATCCAGAGACTAATACGTGTATACCAATACCA